GTTCTTTTGAGTGATTTTAACGATAGACCAGATAGACCAAGTGCGTGTTACTACCCGACGGTTAAAAAGCAAACTAATGATTTAACAACGAACGGTGTTATGTACGGACCATCTCGTTCGCGTTCCTCTTTACCAGAATACCAAAGAAACTCTTTATCGAGACAGTTCGTAACCATGCCAAACACGTCTTTGGGAAATGATTCTCCTTACGAGTTTATACACGGTTCCCGAAAAGATACGTGTAGACAAGACCCCAGATTGTGTGATCCAGATGCAAGAGGTGTACAACTCGAAGCGTTCGCGGGTTTAGCACCAAACGGTGATGCGAGAATAACAGCCAGTAGATCAGTGTAATCTCAATTTTATATTTTAGATGTCTTAAAAGTAGGTACTCGATTTGCTTAAACAAAATCTTAAGTAATAGTAAATGGCGTATCAACTCCAACCAGGATTAAAAATCGTTCAAGATAAGGCTGTTCCAACCGTATGCGCAACCGAAGAAGTGTTCGCGTATCCTCAGCCCAGTACTCTTAATTACGGCTCTTCTCGTCCAAACACCATGCTCTATGGAACCGCACCTTACATGGCTGGTAAAGGTTCTCCAGCACAATTTATAGAGACGAGCGATGCTCTTCGACCACAATCGACTACACGCTTTAACAAGGTATTGGCGAAAACCTACGAAAGGAGTTTCCACCCTTTACAAAACGTAGAGTGTAAAGTTCCACTCAGAACCATGTCTTACGAACCTTCGAGTACGAGAGCCGAACTCCAAAACGGTTTGTTTCAGAAAAGATACCTCGATAAAAATGTTAGTAAGAAATAAGAATGGCTGATCCCATATCTATATTGGCTATAGCAGGTCTTGTTTATGCTGGTCGTAAACTGAGTAAACCAGAAGAAACGTACGCGATTGAAGGTAAGTCCATAGAAGAAGATGTCGTTTTAAAACCGGAATTTGATAGGGATGTTGTTATAAACGATTCGTTTCTAGGACCAGTTTCGCCGCTTGTTGAACCTACATACACGTCTAAAGAAGAAGTTGCTTCTTTTGCAGAAGTTGCTCCGCAACAGAGATCTTCGGGCGCAGAAGTACTTGCAATGAGAAATAGAATGATGTATGACGGAGGCATCATGAATAACCTTTCCCCGATAGAAAGACAAAACGTTGGTCCAGGTTTGGGTGTTTCCGCGGACGTACCCTCGGTCGGTGGTTATCAACAGCTTTTCAGAGTTAACCCAGAAAATGTGGGTGCATACCGTCTCACAACTTTACCAGGGCGAAGTGGTCCCGCTTACGATTCGAAGGGTGGTAGAAGAGGTATTGTAGGTGAAGTTGCCCAAAACAGACCAGAGAAAACGGCGTTTTTGCAAGGTCGACTTCCACCAGTACCAGGTAGAGCGCAAGGTATGAGTGGTAGAGCACCAAGAGGCGAACACGAACGTACGAAGAGAACGACGAACAGATCGGAAACCGGTTTGCGTACGGACGGTTTGTCGTATGCGAGTGCAAAGAGAACGGTTTCGGCACTCACACGTGCCCAGGAACCAACGAGAAACAAGAAGGATGGAAACACGGAACAGTACCAGTACAATAATCAACCCGCACCAGGTATTAGTAGTTTTGTTGGTGGGTATTTGAGTGCACCAGCAACTAAGATAGGTGAGAAGAGAACGTGTGATACACCATACACGGTAGAAGAACTCATGAAATATGGTTTTAGACCGGGATATAAAAGAGGTAAAGCCGATAGAGCCGGGTGTGCCGGTAGAATGAATGTACGTGCCGATCCACTTAACCAAGGTGGTATGGTTACGAGTGTTCGTTCGGATACGACTCGAATAGACGGTAGAGTGAACTCAGCGGATGGGGCTTGGACACAACAGTATAGACGAAACGATTATAACCAGTTCAACGCATACAAAGGTAACATGAATCCAAACGCGTCTCCAAATAGTTTAGACATGGTGAAACGTCAACTCATGAATAATCCATTATCACACAACCTTTCCTAATTAGTTAAACAAATAAGTAAATACACTCATTAAAATATTGTTCATATATTTTAATGAAGGTACACACCTTAGATATAGATAGTGGTGAACGTGATCCCACATTGTACCCAAACCCAGGTGATTATGTAGTACACCTAAAAAACCCTATATACGACGTGTCGAAGATTTCGCTTATATCAGCACGAATACACAATAGTCAGTATCTCATACACGATAGAAATAATCAGTTCGATATAAATGGTAGTACTGTCACTATACCTAACGGAAACTATAGCGGGTCGGATTTAGCACAGGCGATTGTAACAGCCTCTAGTGATATTACGAGTGCTTCTTTCGATAAGGAAACGAATGCTATAACGTTTACGGGTAGTGCACCTTTCACGTTTGAGTTTTATGGGGGTACGAACGGGTACGCTACGGGAACGAACGGGTACACGACACCACACGATATTTTAGGTTTACCGGCAAGTAACGTTTCGTCTACAACCTCATCACCTTACACTTTAGAAACGGGGAGTATTAATTTACAAGGTGCAGATGCAATTATAGTGAAACTGAGTAGCGGTTCGGACGAATTTACAAAAACGGTTTTTTCGGAATCACCATTTTATACCGGGCGTATACTTTTGTGTGGTGACGTGATTAACTATTCAGGGGCGGACGATGCCGTAGAACACAATTTCGATTCCGGATCGCAAAAAACGATATCGAGTTTAAGGGTACAATTTTATTATAGTAGTAATAACCGGTTAATACCATACGAGTTTAGAAACGCGAACCACGTTTTAAAATTAGCTATAACGTGTTCTACTGATAAACTCGAAAACCTGTCTAGTGTGAGTAGAGAATGGTCTCTACCACCACCTATGAGTATCCCCGAACTGGAGGATCCGCGTAGATGGGATGGTGTTATATCTATATTTGTAATAGTCGCCACTGGACTATTCTTACTACTTGTTACTAAAAAACAAGCGAGACTTATCGAGTAACCGCGAAGATTGGTTGACCTGGCTTTTGGACACGCGTCGACAATCTGGAAACGACGATGTATACGACGATGGAAAGGAGCGTCGTGAGCAAAGCGGTAAGCGTGTAGTTCATACCACCGTTCTTGTTGACCTTGACGATTTGGTTAACCAACCACCTGACCAGGTCCATCCAAGACAAAGCGGCGGCGAAGGAAAAACCCGCGACGATCGCGTTGAGGGATTGCGTTTCGAGTTCACGAGTAACGAGCGTAACAGTTTCGGCTGCGGTAGACATTTTTTATACTATAGAAACAGATTTTATTCTGGGAACAAATCGTCCTCGAATAAAATTTTTTTATACTTTTTCGTATTTTTAAGGTACCCTTTTAACATTTTCGGGTTACCACCTTCGTATTCTGACTCTGAAGATTCCGATTCCGATTCCGATTCCGATTCCGAGTCTGAGTCCGAATCATCTTGACTATCTTCGTCGGATAATTTGAAATATTCACGACTCGTCGTCCATCCACTCGGAGTTTGAGTATTCATTATTATCTATAGCATTTTTTAAAAGCTGTTCTGACGGGTTTTTTGGTTGCCACGTACTCCAATTATCGTACGCCATGTTCATTTTAACGAATTTGTATTCCCTTCCTGTGTACCTCGTAAAGGTTACATCCGTATCGTCTACAAAAACCTCGTCCTCGTCCTCGTCGTCATCTTCGTCTTCGTCTTCGTCTTCGTCGTCGTAAATTTCCGGGAACATGGACCCCGTGTGTTTTCCGACTTCGTGCATGACACAATACTTCATGGAGTATTCCATATCTTCTGGTAAAACTGTATCGCGTCCACACGCCTTAGCGTATTCGGCTGCAAATAATACCGATTTCTCTATAACTGGTAACATGATATCCAAAACCATGTTTTGAATGTTTTCTGTGATGGTTTGTTCTGCGTCTTTTTCTTGTTGATTCATTATATTATACGTTAAACAGTGTTTTAGCAATACCGTTTTCTACACGGAGTATATTATAACTATGCGCCAAAACTCTAAGTTCCCTTTGTGCATATGTATCGGGTGTTATTTTCATTTTTACTATTTGATCTTTAACTAAACTAAAGTTTCTTTGACCCGTGGGGTACCACCGTTCTGGTTCGAGTGCGAAACTATACGAGTAGTATCTTCTGAATAGTTGTGTTCGCGTGTGGTGTATACCACTTTGTACCGCGCGTAAATTAACAACACTACCCGTTTTTTCATTCAATATGACCGAATCGTCGAGTATGAGTTCCAAACTTTTCAAGTGTTCATAATTGGTATATTCACTATTATACAATTGAAATGACGAATCATAATCAAAATTAGATACAAAATGACCATCTGGAACTTTTCTTAATCTTTGTACTATAAAAAAAAGTTCTTTTATGGGATTTTTATATTGGAGTCTGTGAGTAACATCTATGTAATTGTCTATATTTGCACTTATTGGTACTATATTTTTACTTTCCTGTATTTGTGTAATTATATAATTTATTCTTTGATTACTTAACTTCTGTTTTTCCTCTTCATCTAACGAAACCATTTCAGTGGTTAGTTTTATACTTTTTATGAGACCTTTTGGAGACTCATTGGTATAAGTAGATAGATAGTATGTTGTGTCTATACCGTATATACAGTCTTTCGCGTCTCTCAGTTTTATAACGACTTCAATTTCTTGTTTACTTATGGCGCATAATGGAATAGCAAGTTCGGGGTTATTATAAAAGTAAAA